AGTACTTCCACCGGCAGGAGTAGTTACTCCAGTTTCTGGATTAGTAGTACTTCCGTCAGCGTTTGCAATAGTTACATTTTGACCTTGTGCGTTTACACCGTTGGCTGCTTGTGTTTTTGCGGTAGCATCCTGACGTGCTTTATCTGCTAGAGCTTGTGTTGCAGGTTCTACAAAATTAGGGTCTCCAGCACTAACAACGTTGCCGTTTTCGTCTGTTGTAAAGCCTGGCATTAAGTTGCCTTCGTCATCTACAGAACCTGGGGGAGGACCACTAGGTGCCGCTGGTGCTGCCGGTGCTGCGGTACCTGATTGTGCAGGGGCGGCTGCTGGAGCGGCTGCTGGCTTGTCTGGTACTGCTTTCTTTAAGCGAGCCATAATAATTGGATCAGTAGGATCTGCTCCGCCTAGCCATTTTAGTTGTTCTGGACTTAGTTTAGCTTTGGCTGCGGCTGCGGCATCTGGAGCAGGTGCAGGAGTTCCGCTTTGCACTGGAGCACCACTGCCGCTTGTTACAGGAGCACCACTACCACTTGTCACTTGTCCTGGAGCAGCAGCTGGTGCTGGAGGACGTGCAAGCCCACCGCTTGTAGTTCCGTCTGGATTGATGGTTACTCTTTCGTCTAACTGTTTAATTATATCTAGATAGTCGCGTATTGTTCTCATATTATTTCCCAAAATTTATTTTGCCCATGATCTGTTTCATCATGTCTGCAGGATTCATTTGGCCACCTGGGAACTGTACGTTTTGATTAGGAACTTGTCCTTGTACCCCTTTCATCATCCCGCCTATTTTCTTTTGCAATGTTTGTCCCATTGCATCTGGATTGCTAAAATCTATTACTTCATCACCTTCATCACCGTCGCCAAACTTAGGTAATTTCATTTTCATACCGTTGGCTTTTGCCATTGCATCGCTGTAACTAGCAGGCTTACCGTTAATAGTTCCTGATGATGTAGACGTTACATTTGCACCAGCATTTTTCATTAAGTCGTTAAACATTGCATCAATGTCTAAATCTGTAGAATTTTCGTCAACTGGTTTTTCAACTCCAGCTAATCTCAAAATATCACTTTGTTGTCTAATTGGAGCTGATGGATCTAACTTGTCAATTAGTGCAAATGCTGATTTAATATCTCTTGGATCTGCGCCTTCAAACTTGTCTAAGAGCTTGTCTTTCATCTTTTGATTGCCGATAGTAAAGTTCTTTTCTTCAGTATTCCAGAATCCTTGCATGAAGTCTTTCATAGTGTTTAAGTCACTACCGTTGCTGTCAAAGCCGCACTCCATAGGAGTCATGCCACATTCTTCAATTGCATCTAATAGGGTCATGTCTTTCCCTGCAACTTTAATTCTTGTATCTAGTTCTGCACCTGCCTTCTTAGCTTTCTGGATTGCAGCCTTAATACCTTGATGTGCTAGGTGTTTTGCAGTGCTGTGACCAATACCGTGTTTTCCTGCTTTGGCAATAGGATTCTTTCTTGGAGGATCTGGATCAAACGGTGGATCTTCAGATTCAGCTACTGGTGCTGGCTGTGCTGGGGCTGCTGGTTCAGCAGGTGCTGCCGCAGGAGCAGGTGCCGCAGGTTCTGCAGGTGGAGGTGTTTGAGCAGCTGGCTCTTGTTCAACTGGTGCTTTGTCGCCATCGCCGTTAAAATCAAGTTGTTGAGCAATAGTTGTTCCATTTTGCTCATCATAGTCTACTAACAATGCTTGAATTACAGGACGAGCATCTAACTCACTGTCAATGTCTTTAAGTTCTTCAACAAATTCGGGATCATCAACTAGACCCTTTAGTGTAGTAATAGCATTGATGCCATCACTGCCTGCTTTTAAATCACCTTTAGAGAAAATATCGTTTAGATCTTTAATTGCTTGTTTCTGTACACTTTCGTCGTCACTGAATAATCTGTTAGGGGTATTTTCTTCTTCTGATACAACTTGATTAAAGAATTCTTCTAGTTCTTGTTCTGCATCACCAGCAGTATAACTTTCAGTTGTTTCATCTTCAACAGTAACTTCTTCTTCAGTTTCGCTTAATAGATCGTCAAAGCCAAGTTCTTTAACTGGGATTTCCATATCATCAGTTAACTTGTAGATGTATGGGAAAACTGCTTTTAATTCTTCGTTGAAAGTTCTAATAGTCAAACGGTCAACAAGATCATTGACTACATCTTCTGGAATAATTTGTTCTTCTTGTTCTTCAAAACTTTCAACGAATTGTTGATAGTATGCAGGGCGCTGTAGCTTTGAAATAGTTTCTTTGATTTGATCAATACGTTCTGCAACACGGTCAGTGATATGTCCCATTGTCTCAGATAATTGATCTTGACGGCTAACATAACCTTTGAATCGTCTTAGACTAGCAAGTTCTTCGCTTAGACCAATAACATGTTTGCCAATAGTGTCATATGGTGTTCCACCATTTTTAATGTGTTCAGCTAATGCACGAGCACCATTTAAATGTTTAGCAGGATAAAGGAATCTTTCTCCCTGAGCATTCTCAATGTATATGCTCTCAATGTGCAGGGTACGTCCAGCGGCTAGTTCAGGGTTAACAGGCTGTGAATGTTTAATAACTAAACGTGCCTCTCCCAGGTCTTGGTAACTAACCTTAGAAGTACCAAAAAGTTTACTTTCCATCATATTTCCTTCTCCGGTTTCTTCGGGTCTTTTTGCTAAGAAATTGTAGTCTCTTTTATCTAAATTTGATTGTCCACTAGTTTGTACATCGAAGTCTAGAGTATTTGATCTTGCAAATCCTCTAAACGATCTAACCCATTTATAGGCTTTTCTATGACCGTTGCTAGGCTGTCCGTCTGGGGTAAAATCCCCCATAACTTTGATAACCAGACCTTCTTCTGCGTCTAGTGTCATTGTAATAGTTGCCAAAGGCTCGCCGCCCTCGGAGTACTTGAATTCAAAGAACCGAGCTCTAGGAATATCTTCTTTTTTACTTAAAACTGTACCGTTTTCGTCACCAATTTTAATTGATGGAAAGCGGGTTTGTATTTTTCCGTAAAGTTCTTTAGCGATGATGTCAAAATTAGCGTCCATATGATATTTATCAAAGGTTAGTGGAAACAAAAATAGGTAAGGGCATTTCTATATCTTCTTCGTAGAAGTCCTTACTGCTTAATACTTCTGTTACTCTAGGATCCCAGTCCGCTAGAACAACGCTCATTCGTACTAATAACAGCAATGATGATACAAGATCGTCAGTTTGCCCTGATTTTGCTTTAAAAGTTGTGCCCGTTGCAACAAATGTCTTTAATTCGCTGATTAACGGACGACTGTTTATTTTTATACGATCAGACTCTATCAAAAATTTAAGTCTTGCACAAGCAGATACTTTAGTACCATAAGTTGTATTAAATCCCTTACGGAACTTGCGAACGTGTCCCTTGCGTACAGGCTCGCTGACTAATAATCCAGGGAAAGTTTCTTCACCCATGTCTTTAATTACCACAAGACCAGCTTCACCTACAGTATTGTTTTCTATACTCCAATAAATGTTATTAGAGTTTTCAGCACCAATTTCTTGCTGAATATAATTTAGTATATCTCTAAGGATTTTAATCTGCCCTTGTATTGGCGTAATATTGTGCTGCCATTCTGCGCACTGTATCATGCTAGGCAATTCAAAAACTTCAATGGCGGAATAGTCACCACCTGTTCCTAGGCTAGGATCTAGTGACACTAAGTATAGGCTGTTCTTATTTGGCTTTTTATACCAACGCACTTGTCCCATTCTTTCGACTGGCTCTTTGCCTAATAGTTCCGATAGTTTAATACTGTTGATTAATGTCTCATCAAATACCAAGAATTCACAGCCGTATTCGCGACGGAAACGTTCTTCACCAATACGTCCCATCTCAGCTTGTTTCCAAGCTTCGTCACGATCAGGATGATCACCCCATTCTGATCTGTAACCAAAGAAACCGTTAATACCAATCTTGTCTGGATTTTCGTTTCCAAACTCGTCAAACGTATGTTGACTTTCCTTCCAGATATTAGCAAAGGTGTCTTCGTCGTTGTTCGGGGTTGATGTAATAATTGCCTTACCACCAGTTGCCAGTGTAGGCGAAATTGAAGTCCAGAATTCTTCAGCAATGTTAGGTTGCACAAAGGCAAACTCGTCACAGTATAGTAATGATATAGACATACCACGACCTGTTGTGCCTGTTGTTGTTTGACTTACAATACGACTTCCGTTGTCAAATTCAATTGATCCTTTATTGTAACTAACAACCCCGCATCTAACATGATCAGGACATAATTCGTATCCGTAACGAATACGTTGCATAATTTCTTGAGCACCTGTGTATTTGTGCGCGGCAACTAGAATAGTTTGATCTGGATGAAACATTGCATACCATAACAAGTAACCAGCGGCACAGGTTGTCTTACCACTTTGACGTGGCATCATGTTAACATTGAATCGATGATCGTTATAAGAATGCAATAAGCCTACTTGATATTCGTAAGGCTGGAATTTCATCTTACCTTTTGTAGGATGTTGTATGTGGAAGAAACTTTTACAAAAATGTAAATAACCTTCGACAGGGTCGCTACAGATCAACAGGTCTTGAACCTGGTCTTCTGTAAATCTTTCTTTGGTATGTGCCTTCTTTGTTAAGACACCATCTAAACTTTTGCTTGCCATATGTTATTTACAATAAAAAACCATCCCTAAGGATGGTTTTGGGAGGGTACTTAATCTACCCTATACTGCACTGGTATTCTTATTTCTTTAAACGGCCGTCAGCTTCTGCTGACTTTAACATGGCTGCACGGTCTGCATAGCTACCACGTTTAACGTCTTTGGCTGCTGCTTTCTCGCCTTTAGTAGGATTTTTAACGTGCTTTAATGGATCAAAGTCGTCTTTCTTGCCTTCTTTAACTTCTGAGTATAAACGACTTAATTGATTCATTAATG